GAGAAGGAGTATACCAGAAAACCGAGTACTTAACCAAAGCGGGTGAAAAGCCAGTTACCAAACAAGAGTTAGTAGAGAGTGTTGCAGGTATTCTAGCAGTAGATTATCAAGCCCTAGCGGGTTTAGAGAAATCACCCAAGAGTTCGTTAAAACTCCTAGAAGAAACACTCATAATTAACCTAAGACCAGAGGATTTCAAATGAGAATATGTAAAGGAGAGTTTGGATTAAAAGGAAATTATGCTCAAGTCCTTGGATTAGTTGATACCCCTACGGGTGTGAAAGCGAGATTAAAGTTTCCTGATGGTACTAGAGATTTGATTGATACAAAAGAGATACGTATGCTTCAAGACCAAGATCTGGAGAAGCTAGGAGTAGGAAAACTCAGTAGAAAACTGATGGGAGTTTGATGCTAGGGGAGAAATTAAGTATAATTTAGACCAAATTTTATATAAACAAAGAGCCTTCTGTTTGAGGGCTTTTTATTATGAATTAAAAAATTTTCAATTGGACGAAGTTGTATGAAATATTAAGGGATTTTTAGTAATTGTATTGAGTATGGGATTTCTTTAGCGGGTTTAGATTTAGATGACGCTCTATTTGGTTTTCTTGATTGAAAGTAATTAACACAGTTGACTCCCTGCTTTACTCCAGAATTTATCAGATTTGAATATCGCGTCTCCCCCGCTGTCGCTCCTTCGACGCTCTCAATTCTATATTCTGAGATTGGGAGAGGAGGAGTAGTTCGTGGTTTGTTTAGATTGCATTTCTAAATTATAAGTATATTTTACCATACTTTTTAAAATAATGCAAGATGTGTTTTTCGAAGGTATATCGCTTAAGGGGTTGGAGTAAGTTTCTGGTACTAGAAAATACATTAAATCTTTGATGAGGACTGTAAATTTAGGAGAAATTGAACTGTTAAGTAGTAATATGACCTATGGTTTACATCAAATGTCTTGGTCTGCGCTTAGTATAGCTGTTGTTTTGAGATGTAATTTTTTCCTGTCTCTTCTTCGCGGCAGCTTTCATGCGTTTTCGTTTGGCTGTAGGTTTCTCGAAAAACTCTCTTTTTCTTACCTCTTGTACAATTCCAGCATTATCACATTTTCTACGGAACATTCTTAATGCTCTCTCAAATGGCATATTGTCAGACTTAATACTTGGCATCTGTTACCTTATCGAATGAGAAACCCTTTCTTCGCATGATGTGTACTTTACTGCGAATAGATTGTTCGGTGCGGCCGAGTTCAGCTGCGAGTGCAGTTATAGGTTTGTTGTTATATGCTTTGCGCAATAACTTTATTTCTTCGTTAGTCCAAGTTCTCATATAGTTATTATACTAAATCTTGAAACAAAAGTCAAGAACTATTTTCAATTAACTTCCAAAATATCTTGACTGCGCGCATAAAATAGTAGTATAATATATCTATAAATAAAAAAGTAAGGAGAGAAAACAGAATGATAGTACAAGGTTCTATGCGCTATTCACCTAGCGGAAGAAAAAGGAAAACAAATGCGTGGAAGAAAAGGGTAGCAAAACATAACAGTATGCAAGCGACCAAAACGCCACAACCAGTTGTCGAGACTAAGAAAGAATATCCTAGTTGTAAAACGAGTAAGTATTCAGCCCCAGTAGATAATTCTTGGAAGGTAGAAGCAAGTAAGAAGTACACCGTAGCTCCAGCTTATAACAAGGGAGCTTATCAAGTTATCCCTCCATCAGATATTAAACACATAGGAAAATAGTATGGAATTATTCGGTTTTAACGAGTTGCAATGGCTCGTAGTCGCAGTATGCCTAAGCGGCATCTTTTATTCAGTAGGAAAACGAATAGGTATTTCAGATACCTTAGATTATTTGCGTGAACAGGGCAAGATAGATTATGATGATTGAAAATAGTTCTTGACATCAATCTTAAAATTTGTTATAATTATCATGTAAGCTAAAAAGCTTATGAAATAAAAAACAACTGTACCGAAAGGGCAGTAAGCGTGACCGAAAGGCACAATGGAGAAAAACAATGGTAGCAAACACACTACACAGAGAAATACTTAAAAACTTCTGGTTAGGGCATAACCCAGCTTGGTTCGACCAAATGGACAGCAACTATCCCAGATATAACATAGTGGAGGGCAAAAGTGGATTCAAACTTGAAATCGCTGTGCCTGGTTGGAGTAAGAAACAATTATCAGTAGTTCAGAAAGACAACGAACTACGCGTAATAGGAGTCTCAACAGCAGGGGGTGATACATTCATTCATCAAGGACTGAGTGCAAAGTCATTTGACAAGACATTCGTCCTCAATTCCGACCTAAAGGTAGATTCCATCAAATTAAAAGATGGACTCCTTACAGTCAATATCACGAAAGACGAGAGCAACGAGGTTCAGTTCGATATCGACTAAAACTTATGGGGGAGCTAGTCTCCCCTATTCCTCCACAGAAAAAAAGGATAATAAATTATGAAATTAAGCGACACAGGACAAGACTTAATCAAGCACTTTGAAGGGCTTGAATTAAAGGCATATAAATGTCCAGCAGGTGTATGGACTATTGGCTATGGTCACATTAAAGGCGTCTCAGAAGGCGATGAAATAACTGCGCTTACAGCTAACAGAATGTTAATTGAAGAAATGGTAGAGTATGAAAACTATATCAACAATGCAGTCAAAGTAGACCTAACACAAAACCAATTTGATGCAATGGTATCATGGGTATACAATTTAGGTAGCGGGAACTTGAACGCAAGTACACTTTTGAAAGTACTAAACTCAGGTGATTATGCAGGCGTGCCAGCACAAATGCTAAGATGGAACAAAGCAGGCGGAAAAGTCCTAGAAGGACTGACCAGACGAAGACAGGCTGAGGCTGATTTATTTGCCTTATGAAAGCCTTCTTCAAGCAAATTAACAACTATCTGTCAAAAGTTTACCTTCCTATTTGGAAAGTAGTAAAATGGTTGTATTATTGGCTTAAGTATGCAATGTTTCCGAGATATACTCTAGTAGTTAGTTATAACCAAACATTTGGCGATGCAGACGATAGAACTTATATAGTTAAAAAGTTTGTGAAAAGACAACCCAATTTCCTCAAATTTTACAATGATGATGGCGACCTTATAGAAATAAGAGGCGCTGATGGGTTGAACTACAGGATAGAACAATTATGAATCAATTATTGATAGGAGTAATAGTAGTATTAAGTCTAGGAAGTTGGTATTTATATACCGCCAACCAGGTCTTAACAGCTAACAATTCAGCGCTGGAAGGTGCTGTACAAACGCAAGAACTTGCGATAGAGACAATGCAGAATGATTTTGCATTACAAACAAAGTCGCTCGGGGAACTTCAGGCTAAGTCCCAAGCAACACAGATGGAGATGAATAGATATTTAGATATATTTAAACGTCATAATTTAACCAAACTAGCAGCGGCAAAGCCGGGTATGCTAGAGCCTAGAATCAACAAGGGAACTAAAAATGTATTTGAATCAATCGAAGCAATTAGTAGGACTATTGACTCTCTCGATGATGGTGTCGAGTTGCAGTCTACTAAGTCCAAAACAAATTGAAGTAACAGCAAAACCTATGGATAGGGTTATAACACAACCCATAATGCCTAGAGCAATAGACTTGAAAGAGCCTATGTGGTACGTTGTTTCAGATAAGAATATATTAGAGTTTCACGACAGGTTGACTAAGGAGCATGGCCAGATAGTATTCGTGGCTATGTCTATCCCTGATTACGAGTTGATGAGTTATAATATGCAAGAACTTAAGCGATATATAACTGAACTCAAAGAGGTCGTAGTTTACTATGAAAAGGTAACAGACCCAGAAGCTTTGAAAAATGAAACAAATACCAATTAAAAACATTAAGATATTGCAGAAGTTAGACTCTTTTGCAACAATCTTAATACAAATGCCACACACATGGGAAGCCCAGCCTAAAGCTGACTTAACCTTTAAAACACTTAAAGTACACATGGCAGACGCAAGTTTTGTCGGCTATCCTAAGTCACACAATTACCAAGATTATACTGGTAATATTGTGGGTCTGAGAGGCGGGTCGTTTAAGAAAAGACTTAGGACTGAAAAATTCTTCTTCCTAAAATACTTTCAGAACGGCATGGACGCAGACAATTATCAGCAAAATAAGCAGTGGTATTACGATACCTTAACTGTAATGCCACCCAGATGGGGATTCACAGGGTGGAGCAACTCTAAAAATAAACCAAGATGCTACATTAGATTTATTTATAATGGTGGTAGTGGTTATTCGATAGAAGTTGAAGGAAAAAGACAAACAACTGTAAAAGACCAGAGTCATTCTACAGGTGCAGGAAACTGGACATGTATAAGCGGTCATCATGGAAAAGAGGGCGATACTTGGTTTGCAGATTGCAATACAGGAAGCCGCCCCCGAGTTGTCATAGATTTGAGTATCCCTGAGAAGTACCAACATGATGTTGATGCTGCCCTTAAACTTATTACCACGTACTAAATGAATGAACTACCAACTTTTTAATGACTTAGCAGACGAAGCCCTTAAATATATGAATCCAGAAACAGACTGGAGATTTATCCACGCAGATTCATATACTTTCTACAGTCTAACACCAAACATAGCATATCGCTCCTCTTTCCCTTTCTTTAGTAAAAGGTATCAGGAGCGAATGTTCAAAGAATTACGAAAACACACAGGTCTAGAAGACGCTGTGATTTCGACCTTAACACTAGTCAAGTGTAATAAATACTCAGTAGTACAACCCTTACCAACAGACTCA